TTTTCTGTGCCATAATTTTAACCTCCTATTTATGCTAAGTTCTCATGACAGACCTATTGTTAACTATGAGTTGCCTCTAAATTGATCATAAATGCGTCGTTGAGAATTCTAGCAACGAAGGGATGGCTCCAGCCGATAGATCCTCTTTGATGCAGTGGATCAGCAGATCCTCCGGATCCCAAAGGTTCTATATAGAATTCACCTGTTTCAGATTTTAAGTTAACTACAGCGTAAGCCTCCTTACCTACAATTATGTTATTGTATACAGCTGGAGAAGCTGAACTTACAGATCCTACTGAAGTGTACAACCAGCGTACATTGCCTGTAGAGCCCCATTCAGCGTCAAGAACAGTCTGTTGAGACGCATAGTTAGAGCTATTGATGAATGAAGCCACAGCTTCTAAATCATCCAATAAATCTGTATCCATATATCCCCAGAAAGCTGGTCTAATAGGTGCTGTTGAGAAAGCATTTGTTCCTGTGATGACTTCTGAAATCATTTCAGCGTCATTACCTAGTAATGTTTTCACCGCAGAATCAATATCTGCTTTTGTTAATTCAGTTGGTGTGTTACCATTTATCCCGTTGCTACACTGTAGAACAGAACTTGTGCTTGCTAGGACGTCGCGTGTCACTTCATCCATAGTTTGCGCTAAATTCTGTGCCAATAGCTTGGAACCTTCATTTAAGCATTCTGTTACTTTCGGCTTAGTTAGGCCTACTGACCATATTACTATGGCGGGGAAAACTCTTCGGATTTCCCTCTCATTGTTACCAATGAGTTCAGACTTTCGCATCTCGTTTAATACGAGTTTTCTCGTTAAGTCGTTCAGCGTGACTTTTTAAGTCTTCGCCCCTATCATCCTTAAGCTGCCTCAAGGAGGTCTAAGTCAATTAGAGAAAATTTATACAGGGCCTGTATGTTAACCCTGTCCTCCACGGTAAGCTGGACCTGGTTTGTGATGGTCACAAAATTACCGTAAAAGCTAACTCTTGCCTTGATATCGGTAGCTGAAAGAGGGGCTCCTGGAGGAGTTCTTCCGTCAACTAGGGGTATTGGGACAGTCGAAAGCTTGGAGTAACGTCTAAATACAATCGTATCACCGTTTTTTTCTGGCAGAATTCTACGTTGAGCAAATTTTAGATGTATCAATGTAGGATAGGCCGTGATAACCAAAAGTCTGTCATAATACTCGCGTACAGCAGGTGGTAAAACTGCAGTTGTTGTCATTGTCATAATTTATCTCCTGAGTGTTATCCGAGATTTCTATTCACCAACTCCCTGAACTCAGTATCTGACATATCTTTATACCGTTTAGCTTGAGATATCGGAGAAGTACCGCCGGTGCTCGATAAACTACCCGCTTTCTGCGAGTTTTCAACTATGCGTTTTGCATCAGCCGACTGTTTACTTCTCTTGTTCTCTTTCCGATAGTTGTCAGAATTTTTCGCCAAATAATACGCAAGTTCGTAGTCCTGGGTCGTTTGAAGGGTGTGTTTTAATCCCGGATTTTGTTTTAAAATGTCGGGTAAATATCTTGTAATGACTTCTTGATAATCAGGATGCTTTTGGGCCATCTTCATCTCTTCAATCGTTGTCTTGAATTGAGATGCTAGACCAGAGGTAAGTTTTTTATACTCTCCTATTGTCATAACATCCCCGTCATCAAGACCCTCAAACTCATCTTTTGGTTTGGGTTGTGCTTGATTAGCTTGACTGAGGGTCATATGATCCTCGATTATTCTAAGTCGCTCTTCTGTCTGTTGCCTTTTTATTCGTTCAGCTTGTAAAGCAGAAAGTGGAACATGTTGTTCTTCTATATTTTCCTGATGTACAGCCTCTTGAGATTCACCCACGTCAACAGATTGTGGAACGGCGGCTTCCATTTGTTCTACGCCCGATGTGTCTATCTCTTCATTCATATTTTCTAACTCCTTGTTTTACGCCCTTTAATAGATGGCGACTCTATTTTGTTAGATAAGCAGCTGGAATACTGGTAGTCTCTACTACAACTTCATCGCATGCTTCTGCCCCAAAATTTTGGAGCGCATCAAAATCAAAAGGTCTTTGAGGCATATTTACCTCCCAATGAATGGTACCTTTTTGATTGTTAACTTCACCTATGATGGCTCCCACCATTGACATAGGCTTCTTTTTGTAAGGTTTTATGTGTTTAACTAGGGTTGGATACCCATCCACACAGGTTTTAGAGGGTTTTGCAAAAACTACAATCCAATAAGGTTGCATTACATGCTTATTGGCTGCGATGATGTCTTCGATTTGCTTATTATCTTCTTCAATAATAGCGTTTCGAGTTTCTCCGGTTTCCTGTTTCATTGTTGCCCTTAATACTTCATAGAATTTTCTTGAATGGCTTGTGACGGATAACCTTTTGAGCCGTCTGAATGATATTTGCACTTTTTCATGTCATATTTTTGGGACATAGTAGAAATATCTCTAACTTTGCTGGCTTGAGTGTTATCCTTTAGGTCAAAACCACCGCCATATTGGGGTTTTTTGCCCATTCGCTCTTGTAATCTGTCTATATCTTCTTTCATGTTCGAACCTCCATTGGTTGTTCTATAGTTTCGACCCCTTCTTCAATAGAGGCCATTTGGGGTTGTTGTTGCTGTTGAGGAAATGTCGAAATGTCTTCCATAACTTCCTCTGCCTGTGCTCCCACTTTTGCTCCAATTAGCTCTCGGTCAACCGTTTCCTGCTTTTCTAACGCATTTACAAAGTTCCACAAGTCCATCAAACGCTCGTCACTCATTTTCCCTATTTCAACGATGGTCTTTGCTCTTGCTAAAGCGGCCTGGGCTCGGTTTTCTTCCGACTCTGCTATGCGTTCGGTAGACAAAGCTAGATCACTGTGCAATCGGCCCCGTCGTTCAGCAGCCCCCGCCAACTTTTCGATTGAAGAGGCTTTGTTGTATTCCATTTGTGACGCAAGAATCTGTTGTTGTACTTGTTGTTGCTGTTGTTGCTGTTGAGATTGCTGTTGTTCCATCTGGCTGATTTGCTGATTGTATTCTGATTTGCCTTGGAGTGGAGCTGCATCGGCTAACATTTGTCCTGTGACAGGAACTCCCAACTGCTGTAGGTCTACTAGCTGTCTAAAGTAGATTTGACGTTGAGTATCTGTTAGAACGCCTTCTTGGACTGTTACATCATATTTAACAGCATCCTTGTCATAGAACTGTTGTGCTGGTTGTTGGTTAATAATTCGCTGGACCTTGTCTGGTTTCCATGTCTGAATCAGTTTCAAAGCTTTTTTTGAAATCAGCTTTTGGGCATATCTAAGATTATCAAAAATGTCCTGCAGATTGACAATAGAAGCTCCCTGTCTGAGCATCATCATGATTCCAGACTCTTGAGCGTTATCACTAACCCCAAAATTTGCATCGTTTATACCTGCAATGGTCATGATATCTTGATCAAATTGACGTTGCAGCTCAAACATTCCCTGAGGCAACTGAGCTGGCTGTATTTTTTCTATATCTCCGGGTTGTGTATCATCCTCTTTCCAGATCACGCGGCCTTGAGAGCTTTGGAATAAAGATCTTGGATTCACGACTGAGGATTTTTTTGCGATCCATCCAGAATTAATACTAGAATCTAGAATATCTACCATTTGGCTGCGTCGACGATTGGCTTCTCGTTGGGGATCAATCTGGCATCTAACTAAGGACTGTAATTTGAGCTCCCATAAGTCTGATTCTGGTTCAAAGACCCCAACTAAAGGAACAAAAGGATATTCATCTAAACCAAATTGATTGCGTTCTGTGCGTATATATTCATCGTTGACGATGATATGACACTCAACAAACTTTTTAGGCTTTTTAACCACCTCTAGTTGGGGATATACGTTTACGTAGAACTTTAAACTCTCTTCATCGCCTGCCCATTCCGTAAATTCCCCTGTTTCCCGATCCACAAGCATAGGAACCTTTTCCCATCCCTGTTTGTAGAACTCGTTATATGCAACAAAGTCCTCGCCATCAGGCTGTCTTTGATAAGGTAACCACGTAAATTTATCGTCTCGAGACCATCCAATTTTTGCCAGAGACTTGATCTCTTTTTCATGCCCAGGAAGCAAGGATGCAGCTTGCTGTTTTGATAAATACTTTCGTTTAATTACATAAGAACAATCTGAAAAGTCTAAATTAGTAAAGTACGGATCTGTAATAAAACCATTATAGGGCGTGCGGCTGAACTTAATGTCTCCATTGACTGGATCATCTCGATAATCCATCCAGATATTTAACAAGTTGAAACCAGTCTTTAATGCACCACCGAAGGCTTCGGAAATGTATTTATAACCGTCTCCCGAATTAAGGCTGTAGAGAAGCAGTTGAGATAGTTGATCAGCTGTTTGTTGATCCGAGTTTTCTGTAGGAACTACGACCGAGCTGAGTCGGTGCTTGCGTTGATAACCCGTTAATAAATTGATATTTCTACGGATTAAGTTGAATGAATATGAATTTCTACCCTCTTCAAAAAGCTTTTGGCGCTCTTGCTGATCCCATTGGTTTCCCAGAAAATAGCGAAGGTCTCTGTCAGCTAGTGGAAAAAAGGCATTCCATGCATAATATGCTTCGGTATATAATTCATCATATTCACGTACTATTGCATTTTCGTTCATGCATCGCCTCGTGGATAGGTCTGTCTGTCCGTGTTATGAAGACTCAGGACAGGCGGACGGTTTTATTTCTTTTTGAATTTACGCAGCGTTTCTGCTAAACGTGCACGTTGTCCAATCTTTCCTTTCTTCTTGGCGGCGGATTCCAGTTTAGACATTGGGATATCTTTCCCTTTTTTTACTTTTAGAGCTTTGCGTAAGGAACCTTTCTTAGATGGATGAATTGCTTTTTGGATCCATTTCTTTTCTGGCATAGCGACCCCTAGTTATCTTTGACTTTGTGTTACAACATTGGTGATTTTTCATAAAATTAAATCTTTAAAAAGACAGAAGATTTTAGTAGCTATTAATGGAGTCTTATTTTATTTTTAACTTTTTGATAATGGGAGCATTATATATGTGGCATCAGGTTACTCTAGGTCTTTTGTTCAAAGTCGTGGCCCCAATAATAGTTCTTGGAGGCTTTTCTTACTGTTTAACAGGTACTGTCTTATCGCTTATTAAGGCATGGAAAGGAGGACAAACTAAATGTCTTTGGATGCATATATGGTTTGTATTAATTGGCATATACTTTTTGCTACAGGGAGGACAATAATGAGATATTTTTTTTTATTGGGTTTATGTTGTTACTCAATATTTTGTTCTTTCAATTGCTTTGCTTTGGATAGCCATATACTATTTAGTGCGGTTGAAGAACAAGATATAGATGCTCTGAAAGAATTTTTTAATGAATTGGAAAAAGAACCACCCCAGGAAGTGGAACGCTTTATCGAAGAATTCCACACATATTATACCGATAAGTATGGCACGCATTTATTGTCTAGCGATGAGTATAAAAAACAACTTGAATATCATGGAAAAGTATATCAACAGCTATTGAAGGGAAACCAAGGCTACCCATTTTCACGCACCAGTCTGCAAAGAGTGCCCTATATTCAGCCAATCTGGTGGTGGTCGAAGAAGAAGGAAGACAAAGAACATGGCATTACTATTACAGCTGGGATGGTAATTGGAGGCGTAGAAATATTTACTGGAGCGTTGCTTTGGATTATTCCGATACCGACTGTAAGATGGGCAGCTACTGCAATCTTTTATGATGGGGTCCAAAGAACTTTTGATAATATAGAAAACCAAGCTACTATAAATGAAAAAGTTTATAATGCACTTAATTATACCGAACCCGATACATCCGTTCGAGCTCCTCGGCGTCTGATTGCGTGAATTCTGGTCTAAGGTTTTTAGTGAAGAAGTGTGTATACAGGGCATAGCGTTGAGCATCAGCACAATTTTTTACCAAAAAGTTTTCCGCAATGTACTCATGACAGTCCTTTACATGTAGATTATAAACTTTTTTTATTCCAATGCTTTTCTGCTGCACAAGCGACGGAGCAAAACTTTTGCTTTTTGTACCTATTGGTGATAAATTGCGAAGAACAGTGCTCGCATTTTCTCTGTTCATCATCAACACCAGTGGCTCTACGCCATCTGCTTTTACACTTATTGCTACAGAATTTTGAGATTGCGGATCTGTATGTAATATACTCGTCTTTGCATTGGTTACACTGGAGGATTCGTTTAATTTTTCTCCCGATGGTTTTTGTTGCATGTTTTCGATGCCACTCTCTTCCATCCAGGCTTCGATGCCATTTTTTTGTAAGAGGCCTAATTCTAGCGCAATGTTCTCTTCTAACGACTCTCTGACCTTCAGAAATATTCCGCGCATGCGTGGATAGATGGTCAAAAGCTGTTGTACATTGAAGATTGTTAATGTCATTGTTGTGGGTGTCCCCATCGATGTGATGAATATGGTGTCCTTCGGGAATTGGTCCATAATGGAATTCCCAAACATCTCGATGGAGATATCCATATCCTCTAAGGCAGTCGTGCTTATGCGCCCTAAAGTATTTTCTGTCACTAAGGTTTTTAGACCGTGGATAACATCTATACTTGATTCCGTTGAACTCAACGATTTTTGCCACGGCAACTCACCCACATCTGTAACTAGAATATCTGATTGTATCAAAGAGCTAATTTCCTTCCAACCATCATTAATAGTGAAAAACTTATGGTCCGGAGTACAAGAAATCTTTTTATTGTATATAAAGAATTCAGCGCATTCACTCGTATTTGCAAACTTATATAAAACTTTTTTATATCCTGCTCTGGTGAGTACCTGTTCGCCATATACAATGTTTTTAATCTGTTTCCACCCATCCCGCGTTTTTATCCTTGTCGATCCCGTGAAACAGTGGTCAAACTTTTTAAA